GCATCGTATTGGGACTTTGCGAGAATGTCTTCTCTCTTGGAGACTTCGCTGTTGAATCTTTCTTCAAACGACTTTTGTAGGTTGTCGTATGCCAACTTCTCAAGTTGTTCTTGTCGGAAGGCTTCGTAGGCCTTTTCGATGTTTTGATTGGAAAGGTCAAGAGTTTCAAACTCATTGCTTTCAAATGCTTTGACGACTGGCATATCGGTTGCCTTTGGCTTTCCACCGGTAATAACTACACGGTCTGCTGGCTCTCCGATTTCGACACCTGCTCCATCAAGAGTAGAAACAAGTGCTTTTGCTTCATCATCCATGTATTCGCCCATGCCTTTTTCTTCATCCAGCATTTTCTCGTCTTCCATCATCTTTTCATCCATGTTTTCAGTATCCATGGCTTCTTCTTCTTCTTTTCTTAACTCATTGACTTCATTCATCAATGTGTCTAATTCTGCTAACGCTTTTTCTAACTTGCTCATATTATTCGCCTCGTTTTTTTGTTTTTTTTCTTGTTTTAGAATGTCAAACTTCGCTTCAGGGTTTATTCCTTTTTCACAGATTGTGACCTCATGTAGTTCCAGTTTGCTAATTTCATTGTATTGTCCTAATTCTGGGTGGCTTTTTTTCACTTTCTGTATTGCCTGTCCCCCAATGCTAAAACTCCTCAATGAACCTTTTCTAATGCCTCTATTTATTTCCTTGGCTTTCTCAATATCGTCTCTTAACTTGATTACTACAAAAAACCCAACATCATCTACTTCGGTTTTCCATAGCCTCCCTGTTTTATCTCTATATGATTTTACTACTTCGCCGACTTGAACATTTGAATGGTTTGTCATTACATTCCTAAATTTTGGGTTCTCCATGTATTTTTGTACGGCGTCGTTGAGTGCCTTGAGTGTGATTAGGTCATTTTGTTTATCGACTATTTCGATGCTGGCATATCCCCCAATCATTAGTTCATCGCTCTTGAGAATTTTGAAGTCCCTTTGCAAGTCCCTTTTGAGTAGGAGTGACATTTGCCTCAAACCTTCCTAATTTAGAACCACTATATAAACAGCACGATTATCGAGGTATTTGTGTAGAACTAAACTTATCCTCATAAATGTTCCAAATACCTTCATCCCCGTCTTTATCCGCAGGTTCTTGCTTGTATCCAGTCCAAGCCAACCACATCTTTTTCCCCTTTACAGGAACTACTCGAACATGCAATTTAGTCTCAAACTTATTTCCTTTCAAGAAGTACTCATGGTATCCATGCCTTTGCACTCCAAGTTCTACCTCTCCGGAATCAATTATTTTTTCCTTGTCAATGGTTTTAGCCACTTCCGCAGGGTACTTACCTGCTTTACCAAACAAATCAAACAATTCTTTTTCATTTTGAGTGTCAATCAACCAATTGATTGTTTCATCTCCTAACTTCATAACAAGATTAAGGTTCTCATCTTTTCTCATGTATATTTTGAATTCGCCGCTTCTGTGTTCCGAAGGAGTCTTGTAAGATTTCTTAATATCCTCTTGATATATCTTATCCGATTCAGCAAATAACTTCCCTTCACTGAAAGATATTCCCTCTCTTTCTTCCGCCCAGTCTTTCAACTTAGAAAGGTCGCTTTCCAAAATATCTTCGTATAGAGAAGATTTTTCTTTTACTAAGAAATTGTGGACTTCTTTAGGTGTTTTTGGTCCCACTCCTTTGAGGTGATTAAATATTGAAACAGTCAAGAGGCTTTGTTTCGTTTTCATAATTCTTTCTACTTCCGTCTTCCAAACATCTAAGTCGGGAATAGCATTCTTAGACATTAGATTATTTTCTTCAAAACCATATATGGTAAATCCGTCTAAATCGGACTTTACAATAATGGTGGCTTCTCCATGAATATGGTCAGTAATTACTATTCCCTTCTTTAACGCATCAATAGAGTAGTTCAAAGACTTCTTAGTATCTTGGGATAGTAATTCTAAAGTCACCAATTTATCGGGGTACTCTACTTCCGGCAACTCTATAACCTTAGCAGAAAATAGAGTATATCTATCTCCAGACTTCTTGACCTCATCAACTTTAACCCTAATAATATCGCCAATGTTAGCACTTATTTTAGTATTTAGGGCCTTTCCTACATTCATGTAGTTGCTCCCTTGAAACTCTTGAATGAACTTACCCTCTTCCATAACTGGTCCGACACCAAGAGTGTAAGAATATAAATTGCTTTTTGTTTTAGATTTATCCAAAACAATAACATCTAAGTCAACAAACTTCTTCCACTTAATCCACTTGGGGTTTTTTCGAGTCCCAATGTAGTAAGTGGAAGTAGCGTCTTTAATAACAACTCCTTCCGAAGTAGGCATATCCATAATGGTTTTAGAATACTCCTCAACATCTTTTAGATTATCTGCTTGCCGAGTGTCTTTCTTAGATGGAAAGTTCAACACATCGGAAGAGTGCATTGAGTAATTATTGAAAAGTATTGTCATTCTGTCACTTAATTCTTCATCAAGTAAGTTTTGCTCATTGTGTCGCATAATGTCAAAAACATGGCACTTTAGGGTAGCATCTTTGTATTTGTTTTTGAAAACATGGGAGATAGTATCCGCTCTATGGAGAGGGTCCTCTCCATCAAATAAGATAAGTTCTGCGTCTAAAATACAATCCCCGAACTGTTTCTTCTTGAGTTCGGAAACAATTTCCTTACACTTGTCACTAATATCTTTTTTATTATAAGAAAATACTTTTACAGATGAGTCTATTTTTTGAAGTTGTATTCTCATACCATCGTACTTCTCTTGAACAAACCATTCACCACTGAATCCCTTTAGTTCGTTAATATCATCAATGTCAAATATTCTATACATGGGTTTGTTAGGAATAATAAAATCAGTTAGAGATTTCCTCTCTTCTTTTTCAGCCTTCTCTATTCCCTCAATATCTTTGAGTTCTTCGAATTCTCCCTTTTTATTTTTAGATAGCATCAGCAGTGAAAGCATATCCATAGCAGTTTTAACTTTCTTTTCTACCTGTTTGGAGTCTTTGCCATCACCATAATGCTCAATAATGTATAGGCCAATATCATCAGCCTCAAGGTCAAGACCTTCTAAACCGATTGTAATATCGTCAACTTCCATATCTTTTATTGCGTATGTTTCTTTAGGCAATGGTTCCGCATCTGCTCTCAAAGCATAGTGAACAAACTTAACCATGTTTTCTGGAGAAGACAACAGGGCCTCCAATACATTACCTTTGAATCTTTTAGCAAAGGGGTCTTGAACTAACTCCGAAGAATATCTCAAGGACTTAATTCCTTCAAATATTTTTTTTGCACTATCTGTCGTAGGGTCTTTTGCTTCCTTAGAATCGAGGAGGTCTTTATCGACATAATCTCTCATTTCATTGCTGGTAGCATCTATTTCCTCAAAAGACTCCTCAATGAGTTCAATAGCATTTCTCCAACGCCCCCCATATTCACTGGGGTCATTTCTTGCAGAAAGATAAGCAACTCTTACTTTCTCAAACAATCTTAAAATCTCTTCCGAAGGACGCTTATCCTTCTCGATTGTTTCGAGTTTCATTATAGTCACTTTTCCCGACTATATCTGCTTTTTGACGCTATAATCTTAGCATTATTTACATCATCATATGTTAAAGGAGTTCCGCCTTTTTGTTGAGAAATTTTATCTAATTCGTGTTCAAAATTATCTCGAACTCGTTTATCAGGTAAAGTTCGCATCATTGCCACTGTTTCTCCATAAAAAGATTCAGCGTTCGAAAGGAATTGCCTCACTGCTTTTTTGAAATGAGTTTCTTCTCCACCCTTCCCATAGCCTGAATGTGTACCATCATTGTTTTCAATTTTGGTCTTATCATTTTCAGCCTTTGGTCGCTTGACCTTGACTTGCTCCATATCGTCTTCCTCATCGGGAAGTCGATTTCCTTCCATAGACTGGTGTAGCAATTCTTTAACCGCTCTTGCTTTTTCAATAGCAAGGCTCACTCTTCTCTCTTCTTTTGTGACTCTTTCCGGCATTTTAATCACTTATTCCATTTATAACTTTCTGCTTGTAAAACTCTCATTGACTCGTTAAGTTTCTTTGCTTGTAAAGGAGTCACTGTGCTCAAATCAAAGGATTTAATAGAATTAACTGCTTGTATTATTTTATCAGCAATTTCATCTATCTTGGCTTTAACTTCGGGAGTTAAATTACTATATTCTTCATCGGGCATTATTGACCACCTGCTTTTTCAACCATTTTGTGAATATCCGACCAATCCATGTTCGAAACATCTGTCATTTGAGAAGATATTGCATTGTCAATAAGAGGAGTAGGGGTTTCCCTAAGAACAAATCCGGACTTCATTAACAAATTATCTTGATGGTAGACTGTCTTCTCTAAACTCTCAATTTTTGCAGTTAGGGCCTTTAGAATGGCAAGTAGTTCTTCATTTGCTTGTGTCATTTTTTGTCCTCCTTTCCTTTTGGATAAATCAAATCTCGTAGTTGTCTGTAAAGCAATTCATACTCCTTACGAAGTTTCGTAGCGGTGGCCACTATGTCAATGTTCCGCTCCCCCATACCTTTGATTTTTTTATTTAATTTTTTATCGGACTTCATCATATCTAATTCCTGCAAAGCATCAATTAAATCTCCTAACTTCGTAAAGTCTTGTCCGAAAAACTCGGTGGGTTCCGATGCCTGTAGGGTCTTTTTCAAAGCCTTTCTTTGTTTCGCTGAAAGACTATCAAGAATATTTCTATTCACACTTTTCTTCTTTTCTTTTAGGATGAATTCATCCCCTTTTCCATAATAATCCCATGTCATTGTGTTTCCTCCGTTAAGTCCAGTACTGCAATCTTTCCACCAAAATTGAAATTAATATCCACAGTTGAGAGTTCTTCTAATGCCTTCGATAATTTATCAAGAGATTCTTGAATAGTTATTGCCGTATCTGCGGCACCCAAAAGAGCAGTATCGTATTCATCCAACTGTTTTATTTTTTCTATTCCTCTTTCAACTACCGTCGTTTCTGGCATGAATTCGTCTAACATTTGTGGAGGCACTTCTTGCCTACTTATCATATCTTTAAATGTAAAAAGAACTAATGTCCTTGCCAGTTTTCTGCCATCATCAATCTCCATATCGGATAACTTATCAATAGTTTCTGGAAAGTTCTTTAATTTCTCATTAGTATCTAAGATAGAAGTGGAGGCCCCGCTTAATGCCTTATTCAGTTTAAGAGTTTCTTTTAATCCCTTTTCTTGATTTTTGACTTTATTTTCCATTTCTCTAATTTCTTGAGCATTGGGTTTATCTCTACCTTTCATTCTATCTAAAGATTTTTTATTAGATGCGATTCTTTTCTTTAATTCACTTACATCTGGCAAGTTAGAAGACTTTACCTTTTTTAGAACTTTTACGAGTTGAATTAAGTCTTTTTCAAAAACTTGAATATCTTCGATTTCTTGAACTAAATTATCTAACTCTTCCGTAGTTTCTTCTAATTCTTTTGTAAGTCGGTCTTTTACCTCTTTAATGTATTTATCAGGATTGTTTCTAATGTCTTCTAATACTCCAAATTGTTCTCTTATCTCTTCTGTCTTTCTTTCAGAAATAAGGGTTCTAATAGTGTCATTAACTTCCGACAATTTATCCGAAATCATTTCTGAAACATCAACAGAAAGGGACTCATTGATAATATTTATTTTTGCTTCAAGTTTGTCTTTATCATCTTTAAAATTTCTAAAGGTATTGATTAGTTCTCTAAGTTCTTTTAAGCGAGAATCGTAGATTGATTTCTTTGTTCCTATTTGCAATATTTTTCTTTTTGCTCCACGGATTTGAGAGAGATATTTTACTTTTATTTGTCCTCTTTTAGAAGCAGGGGTTGCGCCAAAACGATTAGTGTGCAAGGCTGATAAAACATCATAAAAATTCAATTCCCCTTTATTGGTGTCCCATCTCTTCTCTAAAGCCTTTAGCAAAACTACCTTTAGTGGAAGAAGGCTAAGGTCTTCTTTTTTATCCCTATCAATCATCATTCTTGTTTCTCTATCCATTTTTTTAGTCGGCTTCAAAGACAACATAATATCATTCTCTACATGGGGTAAAGTGTCAAAGTAGTCTTTGTTTGTCGATAGGCCCCCAACAAGAGTGATAAGCAAATCGGAATCCTTTTTTGTAGAAATATCGCCATAGGCCCTATCATTAGAAGTGGCGAAACCACTTGGATTAGCCCCTATATCAGTAGTACTTCTAATTTCTACTTCTTTAGCAATTTTATCAATACTGTCTAACTTTACAGTAATTCTTCTCAACTGATTATATTTGGAGAGAAAGGCCCTATATTCAAATGCGGCAGATGGTTCGTCTTCCCGTTGAGTTTCTTCTTCTTCGGAAAAAGAACCCCTTTGTTTTCCGGCCCCTGTACCTGCTCCAATATCGGACCTGCCTCCGAGTTGGGTTTGAAAGGCCTGTTCTTCTTCATCAGTGGGTCCACTGGAATCTTCTTCGGCCTTTCTTAGAAACATGTTATCGCCTCAAAATGGAATGTTTTCTTTCTTTCCTCTCTTCTTTGGGGGTAAAGAAATAACATCGGGAATGTCCTTTGAAGAAGGAAGTGCCTTATGTGTGGAATCTTTCGGCAATCCACCAAAAGACAAGTCTCTTGTTTTTTTGACTTGGCTATCTACATTTCGGTTAATGGCTTTTACTTGAGCCAATTCCTTTCTTAGTCTAATTTCTTTCTGTCTTAAATTTTCTGTCATATAATCACCTATTCAATATTGTTTCCATTCTTTCTATTAAAGCCAGTTCTAAATCGGGCATAGAATAATGCTTTAGTAATAAATCATATAAAGCCCGCATTTTTACCTCTCTATACGCAGGATTGTGCATACTGGTAGCGTCTATTTCTTCTTTTCTAATATTGTAATAATCCCAACTCATATCATCCAACTCTCCTTTCTGTTCTTGTATCAACATTTTGATTACCTGCTTCTGCTGGCAATCCCGTCATGCGCTTATCCGGCCCTACGGAGTTTCTTGCTTTATTCCTTGTGGCTGGAGGATTTTGTTGAGGTTTGCCCCCTTGTAGTGCCTGTGCTTGCATTTGCCCTACTTGGGAAGCATCTACATTCGTACCTGCATAAGGGTCTAATTCTATCTTATCGGAGCCTTCTCCTTCTCCCCCTCCCCCTTCGGTCGGTGCGGGTTCCGGCTTTTTGAAGGTAAAGTTTCCATCCTCATCCATTTCTACATCAAATCCTAAGTTCTTTGTAGATGCCGCAATATTAACTTCAATCTCTCTCTTACGAAGAACGGCAATCTCATCCTCTTCTTCCGAAGGTGGTAGTTTTAAGTTCCAATCTGTTATTCCGAACTGCTTAATTAAGAATGGGAAGACATAACTATTGTAGACATTCTGTGCCATTTGAACAGCACGATTTGTCACAAGTATTTGCATACCTTCATTATTCAATCCACCACTTGTAGTATTGTCTGCCATGAAAACTTTGCTAACTCCATAGAAAGCAGAAATTCTATCTCTTAAATCATCCTTAACAGAAACATAGTCCATTTCTTTTAGACTATCCATAAACTTAATCCATTCAACAGAACCCTTTCCACCTTCTGCTTCAATTCCCATAACTGGAATGAAGTGAGGGTCAGTTTCCATTTTCTCTTTAACGGACCTCCAAAAAGACCTCATAGAATCCATGTTTCTTGTTTGTACGGCCAGTAGCCCTCTTGGCATTCTACTCTTAGTGTAAGAAGAATTGACATAGTTCTCCATTGCGATAAGAGTAGTAATGTGATTGTATAAAGTGATAATTGGTGACATTCCATATAATCGAGAAGGACTATATTTGCTAAAGTGTAAAACTTCTCCCTTCAAATAATATTGGTCTTTTCCACCCACCCTATTGACATAGTGAATAGGATATAGGGCACTTCCACACTCTTCGCACTTTTCATGCGGTTCTGTTGAAATAATATGCCTGTGATTTACACAAGTGAATCCCTTTGTTCCCCTTTGCCCTAATTCATCGGAATAAATGGCCATTGTCACAGGGTCGCCTCTATAAATTTCTTTTATCCTGTGCATTCTAATTTTATTATTTCCATCAATGAAGTATTCTTTGACCAATATGATGTAAGCATCATCCATAATATTCAAATCATCTTCAAGTTCTCTTAGAACATCAATGAATAATTGCTCGGATTTATTGACATATCCTTCAATAAATTTTTCAGCATACTGTAGTTGTTTTACATCGGGTACTTTCAAATCTTCACTATCGCATCGAGAGCATTGGCTAACTGGTCGCTGATGCTTTTTATCACAGTTATTGCAGATGGCTTCATAGGATTTTTCCCAAACATAACCTCTTCTAAAAATTTCTTGCTTTAATTGAGTAATACATGTTCTTGTAATAACAGAATTTTGAACAATATGGTACAAAAGGGGAGCAGTCATTAGACTGTTTTGTTGCCTCTCCTGTATCCCGATATTGTAGATTTCCCTATCGGCTGGCTTAGGGGTAGTTCTCCTAAAGAGATTCGTTATACTGAAACGCCTTCCTTCTGCCATGTTCAGTACCCCTGTTCGTCTGCTGGTTTCCCTTCCGATTTATACTCTTCGTTCAACTCAATGACCTTCATTTTTACAGGCTTACCCTTATCGACCCAACAGGGCTTGCAGAAGCCGAAGGGCAATAAGTTCTTGGCGGCAGTAGTGTAGCACCTTCCGCAGTATGTGTATTTCAAAATATCACTCCATAGCATGCTTTCGCTCAAATCTTTCCCTATCCCCAATACCGTATTTATTTAACAGTGGGTCCAGCCTACTTTTAACATTGGCTGGACTCAACAAGCCCACATTGCCGTCTTTTTCATTCTGTAGTTGGGTTTCCATTAAGTCCAATAATGAGATGATTGTTTGTTCGTCTTCAGTAGGGATTATTTTCTTGTTCATAGCCTCTTTTATTTCTCTTCGATACTGTTGGAATTCTCCAGACTTGGCAATAATCCCGCCAACGGTTTCCATTTCATCCATAACAGACATTTTACAATTGTCAGTATATTTTTGAATATCGTCTAAATTAATGTTCTCTTTGTCCCAATTAAAACCTACATGGTCTTTGTGATTTTCCCATTTCATTAATTTGAAAATTTCATCACATCTTGGTTTATACCATTCTGCTTTCTTATATGATTTCTTCATGCGAATAAGTTCTAATAATAATTTAGCATTACCTTTCTTTAGTCTAAAGTGAGGAAGGCACTTCGTTAGGAGTTGGCCTACATCTGCCTGTGAGTAAAAATTCAACCTGTTAATTAGTCGAGTATCTTGTGGTGATTTTTGGTCGAGGTGCATTCTACCAAAACCAATAGACTTGTGCATCTCCATCATAAAGGCCTTACCCCTCTCCCCTGTAGCAACTAACCCTACTCTTGGGTTCATGTTTCTATCGAGAGTAATATATCCATCCGAATCAATAAATGCGGCAGTATAAGCCCAAATGTTTTTCTTAATTTCTCCCGATATTTTGTAGTATGCTCCATCTAAAGAAACAATATCAAGTTTCTTTACCATTTTAGAAATCATATTTGCGCTGGTGCTTCGATACATAGCGGTAGGCATTCTTTCGTGAATCTGCCTCGCTCCAATGCCTTGATTTTCACAAACTGTCTTGAGAACAAACTCTTGTTGTTTCTGTTTCTTAGTCTTGGTAATAGACTGGTCACTAACCTTTGAAATAGTTGCTCTAAAGTCCCTCTTAGCGGCCTTCATGGCTTTTGATAGGTTAGCATAGTCCTTGCCATAAACCATGCCTTCTTGCTCTATTTCTGCCTCCCAATATTTGCATAGGGCATCCACTACTTCTCGCCTTGATTCGAGGTCTTTCATTTTGTTTAATTTACGCAAGTCTTTTTCATTGAATCTCATTTTTAGGAATGTAGATTTATATGGACTTAGCCAGTGAATAGAATCAACACACTTGTTAAGATGGTCGGAATATGCTGAAATCATAGTGTCAATAGCCTTAGCCATTTTTTCCCTATTTGCTCCCTTAAGTTCTCTTCTCTTATTTCTCATAGATTTTATTAGTTCGGGAACGGTCTGCTCTTGAACAATATATTCTTTGGGAAAGGTATTCAACATATTTCTTGCTTCGGTAGCGTTGATTTTGTAAGAGTCCGAAATTTTAGAAATCTCATCAAACTCGGAAAGAACTTGCCCGTTGCTATGAAATTTGCCAAATTGAACCCCAAGAGTCTGCTCAATCTCATCCTTTACTTCATCCTCTTCTCTTTGAAGTTCAACGAGAACACCCACCCCATCTCTAACCTCTTCTAATTCTTGTACGGTTGCCATAATATCACCTAAAAGTTAAGACCTATTCCGACCCTACCCCTTGGGGTGGGGGTGTCATTAAAAATACCCATATCATCAAGAAGTATGAAGTTATCTGTAGATTGGTAAGTTGCGGCATTTGCTAAAGCAAGGCTCATAACCATGTCGTCATGTGCGCCTACACCCTCAAACTTACCCCTTTCCGTAATAGCGAACATAGACATTTCTTCAATTAAAGTAGAAGTGACTCTTCTGCTTTCTTCATTACCATAAGGGAAATTTAATTTATTATTTTCTAAAGTCATTTGTAGATTTAAAATAATCTCTTGTTTCTTTCTTCGAGTAGTATTAAAGTCATGCACATTTAAATCTGCAACTTGGCGAAGTTCTTGAGTAAATGATTTAGCGAATGTATTTGTTTCAAACAAAATTGCTTCGGGCCTAAACATTTGACCAATTAATCTAACCTTGTTTATGTTTTCTCTAAACTGCACATTCTTAGAACGGTCCACATAAACAATAGATTTGTTTTCATTCTCGTCCATTTCAATCACAGTAATAACATTGTAGTCCCCATCAGTGGATATAGCAGGGTCTACTCCAACAAAATACTTCATGCCTTCTCTTCTTTGAGGCTTCAAAACTAAATCTTTATTCTTGGCAGAATCCAAGTGTTCCGGATTAAAGAGAGAAGTACCGGTAGATATGGGAACACACATATATTCTCTTGTGAACTTCAAAGAACCTATTTCTGCTTTTCTTTCCATAAGAGCGTCATAGTTCCAACGGTCTGGCCAAAGGGGTTCATTTAACGCATTAAGGCAAGGGTAAGTTCTTACGGTGTATGCGGCATTTTCCGCTAACTGTTGGTAAATATCTGTATAAGAGAAAGGAGTAC